AGTAGGATTCCTTAATCGTTTCGATCTTCTTACGAAAATCTTCTTCAGTTTCAAACTCAACACCCTCTGCGAGAGAAGCAAGCTTCTCCTTCTGAGTCTCTGCGAGACCAGTAGCGCATTCGTTCACAATTTCCATTTTGACAAACTCACCAATACGCTTATTCAAAGTAATATTGGTGTCGATTTGCTCGTTGAGTTTAGCTTCCATCTCATCAAGCTCTTCAACCATGCCATCCAGCAGGTTGAATTTCTCCTCAGGCACAGTAAAGTTGTGCTCTAAGAAGAGACCTTTTAGACCGTTGAAGAACGACTCTGCCATATCAGTTTTAATACCATGCTCGACTTGGAGAGCATTCTCCTCCATCCAAGTCTTAGCGGCATAAGTCAGATAGTCGTCTACCTTCTCGGCCAATTCTGTTTTGATGCTCTCGACTTCTTCAGTCAGAGTAGCTTCAAATGCTTCTGTCAACGCTGCAACTTCAGCATTAACCTTAGCGGTTACTGCTGCTTCAAAGATTGTTGCTGCTTTTGCACGGAACTCTTCGCTGAGTTCTTCACCAGCGACAAGAGCGTCAACATCCTCAGTAAAGTCGTACTCGGTTTCAGCGAGGACTTCCTCTTCGCCATCTTCCGTTTCCTCCATTTTAGCGGATGCGTCACTTGGTTTGGTCGTAGGGGCAGATGCTTTACTTACTGCCTTAGCAGCAGAAGCGCCAGCGTTCTTGGTGCCCTTTGCACCTTCTTCAGAATCCGAAGTTACCGTGAGTACTTTCTGAGATTCGTCCTTGAGGTCGGACTTTTCTGCAGGTTTTGCACTCTTGGTGACGGGATTAGAACCTTCGGACACTTGCTCCATGTTATCTAACTCCTGTTGGGTCTCAGCCATTTGTTTGAACTCCGTTATGCATTAGCGTTGTCTGTATTTATTTATAAATCACAAACTCTTTAAAAACTGGGAGAACGCGGAAATTTTGCGTTCCTGCAAGTTAATAAGAGTTGCCTGGTCAATTTCATTCTTGATAGCAGCAATATGTGCTTCTTTCAGAATTCCATTGTCCCAAACCCATTCTTTTCCTTCCATGATTCCGTCAACAAATGCATCTGGAGCAGAAGGGTCTGCTACAATATCAGCAGCAGTGGCAAGCATGAAGTCATCAGCAACAACGTTGCATCCTTCTCTTTTAACCAAAGAACCCATGCCTCTGGAAGATACGCCAAGTTTGACGCCCTCATCGAGGAGGTTCTTTGCAATGTTGCCCATGGGGGTGTCAAGAATTTTCGCTCTACCAATGAAGTTGTTTCCATCTTCTCTGAGAGATTCAATTTTATGTGACACTCTGTCAAGATTGATGGAAGGACCATCGGGATGACCTAATTCGCCAAGAGCACGCCCCTTTTGAATGTAGTTCTCGTCGTATTTAGCAACTTCACGCTGTAAAGTTGGTAACTTATACATGCGACCGTTGCGGTTTTGAAGTTCCGCTTGTAAGAAGATTCCTTCAATGAAGTAATTCTTCTTGCCTTCTTTTTCCTCAGCGATAAATTCGACCTGAGTAATTTCTTCAGCTATCAGTTTCATTGTCTTCATCGGTAGTTTCTTCTTAAGGTAACTCGTCCGTAGGAGATTCATGGGGCATACGCCCGTCAACTTCTACATCTTCTACACCTTCATTACCATCAGGTAAATCATCTGCAAGTTCATCTGCAGCATCCTGACCAGTATCTTGTAAATCGAATCCCATACTTTTGGCAAAATCTAATTTGCGTGCTTTGATAGCATCGAAGGATGCTGCACCTAAAGCATCATTGATTGAATCAATCGCTGCTGCTTTTTCTCCACCAAAAATTTGATTTACAATTTGTTGTGCAATTTCGCTAGGCATAATAATACTCCCACTGTATATTATTTAGTTTATTTAGAATTCACCCCTGCGGGCATCACTGGGTTCTACTGCGGGGGGTTGTTGTCCGCCTGCTTCTGGTGCGGCAACTTCATTGCCAGCAGCCATAGTAGGATCCATTTCCGCTGCAGGATCAGCAATAATACCAGATTCCATTTCAGCTTCAATTTGTTCATCAATCTCCTTTATTTCAGTTTCAGTCTGCTTAAGAACTTGACGACGCATGTACTCAACAGAGAAATATTTTCCGACATAGGGGTCCATACTATTAACCTGATTCATACGCTCATTTCGAATTTCAATTTCTTTCAATTCGGTAAAATAGTTATCTGCAATAAAATCAAATTGAATATGCTCCTTCATTTCCTCCCATTCTTCGAGAGTCATAATACCCTTAAGAATGAGTTGGGTCTTAAGTAAATCTGTAAAGAGTTCGGAGAATCTCTTACGCAGACGTGCAATGAACTTCTGGAATTTAACTTCATCACGAGTAATTTCAGCAGCACGACCAATGTTGAAAGTCGTTTCTGTTTCTAAACGAGAGGAAGGAACGTTGAGTGCCTTGTACAGTTTCTTTTGGAAATACTTAACGTCTTCCAGCTCACCAAGATTCTGTCCACCAGGAAGTGTGGAGATTTCTGTTCCTCTACCGCCTTCACGACGAGGGAGCCAGAAGTCTTCTAGCATGGACATGAACTTCTTGTCGTCCTTAATCTCACCAGTGTTCGCATCATAAACCATCTTGTTACGATATCGACCCATAACTTCACGGAGGTATTGTTCCGCTTTATTTTTGGGAAGATTGCCAACATCAATATAGAAGATTCTACGCTCAGGTGCTCTACTCAAACGATAGATAACCAGAGAATCTTCAATCATTCTCAGTTGGTTGACTGCCTTAATCGCCTTGTGTAGGTGCGAAAGCACCATGTTTTTATTTAAATCTTGAATGCCAGAGTGGCAATAGCAGATGGAATCAGTGGTAATCTTCATACCCTGATTTGTGGAATTCTTTAACCCTTTGGGATTATAAAGAAAATACTCTGCTGCTTTCTGGGTAAGTTGAGTATTAATGTCAACGCCGCGCAGTTCCTCTGGGCGCTTTACTTCATACTCAGTGACCTTGCGAATCTTGCGAGGGTCAATATAACGAAGTTCTGAAAGACCTGCACGAGGATTCTTCGGGTCGATAATTTTGTGATAAAATAATCTTCCGTCAACGTACCAACGACGAAAGATTTCATACGAACGATTATCAAAATCCAGAAGTCTTAAGACCTCATGAAATTCATCACGAATTAATTTTTTAATTTTATCCGATGCCTTTAAATTGGATAGTTCAACCTCAACAGGAACATCATCAAAATTTCCACAAATAGTTTCGTTGACAATATCATCAACTGCACTATCACACTCGGGTTGCATTACCATCTCTCTATAACGAGAGATGAGTTCATGGTCATTACGAATAGTGCCGTCAAAATCGACAGAATATCCATAGTATCCGCCACCGACAATCGGTTGCGAACCATCCATATTATCCTTTTGAACAAAAGAAGGCCCCTTAGGGACCTTCTTCGCTCTTTCAAGTGAAAATCCGAAGAGCTGATTCGACATTATGTTATATGCTTATTGGTCCTGGTCTATTTATCAAGCATCCGCACCTGCTTGAACTGGAGTCCAGTACTGAGTCTGGAGTTCAACGGTGAATTCTTCGATTGCATCATTGCTTCCGAAGTCAAGGTCGATTGCAGCAATTGCACTTGGGAAAACGTTATAGAACTTGTAGGACTTAAGAATCTTAGGTGCCTCTCCGTTCTTAACATCGCGTGCTAACTGATGAACAGTCATATCAGCGAAGTAACCAGTTGCATCATCGGAATCACCGAGACCTGCAGCAGAAGTAAAGTTCTCGTTGTATGCTTGAATGCTGGATGCCCAAAGTTCAAACGCATTACGCAGAACAAAGTTACTATCATTTTGAATAGTAATTGTCCATGGTTCGAACGTTCTATCTCCAGCGATTTTCAGAACACGACCTCTAAAAGGAACTTCAATGACACCGATGTTGGAAGCGGGAAGATTTGCTGCACGAACAGTAAATTTACCCAGTTCAATTAGCGATGCATTATTGATAATACCTTGAGGGAAGTTCAAATCTACTTGGAATAGATTAGGACGAGCAAAGTCGGATGCGACATTTGCCTTAAAATCGTCAATTGTTCCTCTTTTTGCCATTGGTTTAAAATGTCTCCGTCTTTAATATTTAGACTAAGTAATATTTTCAGACAAAAAAAGAGGGTCCGAAGACCCTCAAATTATTTTGTATTTTATCAGGAAGCGACTTCAGTAAATGCAACACCAGTTCTGGTAGCAACGAATGTCAGAGTAATGTAGTTAATTGTGCGGGTGGGCTTAACGTAGATTTCTGCGTAGAACTCACCACGGTCAACTGCTTCTGCAGGGTTGTTGTCGCTGTCGCACTTAACCAGGAAGTCGGTTACGCCACGACGACCTTGAACATCACGCAGGTAGGGCTCAACGATGTTGAGGAACAGAGAACGTTGTGCTTCATCGTTTTGTTCGAACAGTTGGGACTTAGCAGCACCACTGATAACACGCTCGATGGTGAGGAACAGACGGCGGACGTTGATTCTGTCGAATGCAGAAGCAAATCCAAGAGCAGTCTTATCTCCGTAGAGAACAACACCTTGACCAGGGAACGAAACGATGGGGTTAACGCGAGCAGCATACAAGCGGTCACGCTGAGACTTGGTAGGAGTGAACGCGAGTTTGATTGCGTTTCTCAGAACACCACGCTGGAAACCAGCAGGCGAGAACCAAGGTTCTGCAACTTCCGTTGTCTGTAGGCAGAGACCAGCAACGTCACCGTTGCAAGGAACATAACGATAGACATCATTGTACTTATCGTAGATGTACTTGTAACCAGAATCAAATACCATGTACGAAGACGAAGGCAGTTGATCGAAGAAATCGATGATATTATCGGTTGCTGTTGTGGAATTAGCTACGCCAACTACATTTGCTCTACGAGGAGAAACAAATACCATGCAGTCACGACGCTCTTCAACAATGTTTACCAAAGAAGTAATTTTAGCAATTGCTGCAGCATCATCTGCACCAGAAGGACCAGCAAGGATGAAATCAATTTGCTGAGATTCGGGGTCTTCTCCGAGTTCGTATGCACTTACTAAATCAGTATTTGTAACGCTATAGTTACCACCAGATGTTGAATAGTCAGCACCATCGGTAAGACGATAGAACGATGTGGCATTGTTTACACTGCCAACTGTTGTACGTCCTGCGGGATAATCTTGAGAACCACCAGCAAAACGAACTAAGTTAAACTGACGAGCAGCAGCGGTTTGTCCCCAGTTACCATCGGAAGGGGTAGCAGTTGCAGCAAAAACGTCATCTTCATGACCACCCCAATAGAGGTACTCAGAACGCTGCTTGAGAACAGTTACATAGTAGTTGGTTTCACCAATCGAAGTTTTAGCATCAGATGATTTAGAAAGTCCGATAAAACGCTCAAGAACAGCACCAGTTGTACCAGTGATTTTACCATCAACGTCAACTACAACGATGTGAAGTTCGTCGTTACGACCACCTACATTACTTGCATAAAGACTTGTTCCAGGACGACCAGCAACATTAATCCAATTAAGACCAGGCAGATATTCGCGCTCAGTATACTCGTCACGAACAGAAGTAATAGTTGCGCTATTGCTATTAGTATCATCTACAACGTCGGTAGCAGCAAATGCAATGCTATCCTTATTGAGAGCAACATACAATTTACGCTCAACACCAGAACTAGCAATATCTGCAGTGTTGGATCCTTGAGTTACAACTTGACCATCACCGATGATACCTGTAACACCACCACCAGGAAGACCAATTTCAAGTTTCTTGTTAGCAGGGTCCCATGCAAGAACGTTTACGCTCTCTGGAGAACCCGTAATTGTAACAGTTGTTGCAACACCAGGAACGAAGTCACCAACAACATTTTCCAGAGTTAAGACAATGCTATACTTATAAACTTTAGCAGCAGCACCAGATGTTGCGGAGAGTGCTTCGTCAGCAACAAATTCCCAATCGTTACCAGCACCAGGAGCAGGAAGAACGGCAATTTGGTCTGCACCAGCGTCGGTCATGAATACGCCGATAGAATTACCCAGGGTGCCAGGAGTTCTTGCTGCCCAGAAGAAATTATTAGTGTTACCTTCAACACTAGATTCATACTGGTCGAGATTCTTAATCAGAATAGTATCGACAGAACCAGTTTTATCGGCAACCGCATTCTTTAAATTTGTAGAAGAAACACGAACAGCTTTAAGGGTTCCACCATAAGAAAGGAACTGCGAAGCAGTATACCAGTACTCATAGTTAGAATCGTTGGGTTTGCCAAAAACTTCGGCTAATTCTCTTTCATTAGAAACTTCAACGATTTGTTCTACAGGACCCTTTGTAAAAGGTGCTGCAATAAGACCGACGTTTGCGGTCGATAAAGTGGTAATAGTCGTTAGGTCTCTTTCCTGAAAGACTACACCTGGCGAGGATTGATTGGCTGCCATGTTTAAATTCTCCTAGAGGTAAAATGCCGTCATCGGGTTGTCTAGGATTATTTATATTTTTGAATCTTTATCTCCACTCCCACATATAGGATTTATCCCCGTATTCCGCAACCTGCCACACATCACCTTGAGCATCTGCAAAATACTCATCACCTAGTCCGTCATCCATGAAACCAAACGGAGCCATATCTTGTTCAATAGATTCTCTTTGGTCGTCATAGATTCTTTGACGCACATCATTATCATGCATCTCTTTGAAGTATGGTTGCATTGCCATCCACCCAAAGATAACAAGGCACATTGCTAGGTCATCGTTGCATCCGTCTTCTGCAGCAAACGACTGACCCTTGACAATAAATGTAGTTAACTCTGCAATCGTATCGTAGTCTGGAATAACGAGTTTGTCTTCCTCAATCAATGCTTTGAGGTTAGAACATCCAACCTGCTTCACAGCACTAGACATTTTGACACCCAGCTGAGTCTTCTTACCAGAGAATCCTTGACCTAACTGCTGTCCTGCACGACCACGCATTGCTGCCATCAGCAAGTTCTCATACTCTAAATCAAACTGGATAATGTCTGCTACTTGTCCTCCAATGTCATTTACTTCGCACAAGATGTAAGCATTATTATAGTTCTTTGCAACATCAACAATGATATTGGGGAATACGATAGGTTTAATCTCATTGTTCCTATAGCGTGCAACAACCTTGTAGGGCAAGGTAGTTGTATCCATAACCATAAACGCAGAATAGTCATTGGATGTACCTCTCGCAACGTCCACAGTTATGATATAATTATGTTCGGGAATTGCATTTTCATACAAGGCAAGACCCTTTGATTGTTTAATAGGGTCCACATAAGGCATTGTTCTCAGTTTACTTGGATTGATGAGTGTATCGACCGAACCTAAGAACTCACACTCAAACTCAACCTTGAACTGTGCTTCTGATGTGTTCTTGATAGTCTGCTCTTTCCATGCAGCATCACGCCCAGGAACTTGAGACCAATGAACCTCTGTTGGAATATATTCGTTCTTACCTTTCTCCGCATCATGCCAGAGTTTGTAGAACATGTTCATCCCATGAGGAGTAGAGATGATAATAACTTTTGTTGACTTACCTGATGATACAGTAGGATAAACAGAACTGAAAAACTGGTCAGCGATATGATTCGGAACGAACGCGAATTCGTCCAGAAAAATAACGTTAAAAGACATACCCCTGACGGCACTAGCCGAAGTAGATGCAGCCAGGATTTTGCTTCCATTTTCCAATTCCAAACTACCTCTGTTCCACTGGAGGATTCCTTGCTGGAGCCACTTGGGGAGGTTTTCATATGACAGTTGTAGACGACCTAACATTTCACGCGCAGTCGCTGCTTTGTTTGCTAGGATTGCTACGTTGACATTTTGATTGAACAAAACATACCAAAGAAGGTATGCAGTAACGACAGTAGACTTACCAGACTGTCTAGGAAGTTTTGCAATATTGAATCGGTTGTCATGGAAACTCTTAACCATGTCAACCTGAAAATTATACATCTTGAAAGGGATAACACCCTCGTCAAGAGATACAATTTTGATGTAATGAGTGACGAAGTATACTGGGTCTTCAGAACATTTCAAATACTCTTGTACTTGCTCTGGAGTAAACTCTGTAGCAACATTCGCTTTTTTTAAATTAGGATTACCTAAGTATACTTCTGTCGTACTCATATTCAATACCTTTTAATACCTTTAGTGCCAGTTGGGAATGTTGTTTCCATTGCCCAACATAGCAGCAGGGTAAAACCAAAAACAAATAATGTACTAATCATACTAATGTCCCATGCTGTCTGCGAATTTCACGCAACTCTTCAAAGTCTTTCTGCTTAGTTCCGCCATCGTATGCCCAGGCGTAACCTTCGTCAATCATTTGTTCGTTGAGTGAGGTGGTAGCGTCTCCAATATATAACCAACCGAGGAGACGACCGTATTTGCCCACACCACCAACAAGCTCAGTCCTAATAACAAGGTCGTCTTCTCCAGTAATTGCACCTTCCAACTTTTCTTTGAGCCAGTTTGTCGCATCATATCCAAGTGCTTTCTCCTCATCATCTTTTGTTCGCTTCTCTGGGGTGTCAACCCCAGCGACTCTAACTCTTTCTTTTTTATATAAATCAAAACCGAGATCAATCGTGACATCGATTGTATCGCCGTCGAGCACTTTATCTATGCTTGTCACTCGGAAGTTGTAACAACTCTTCCGACTTGGTGGTGTCATCGCTCCCATCGCGCATCTCCTTATATGCCATTCTTAATATATAGACAACACAGTATAGTGTAAATGCTAATCCGCATCCGAGAATTACAAATACACCTGGAACAAACTCTGGCATTATAGACAAGACCTCATCTTGGCATATGCAAAAACTTTTTCTGGTATATTGATACCTAATGCTTTTTCAAATCCTTTGAATCCAGGAGAGGAATTGGCTTCACAAATTTTATATCCGTCAGGATGAAATAGTAAGTCAACACCAGCAATATCAAGGTCAAGTACCTTTGCAACTTGAATAGCAAGCATTTCCATTTCATCGTCAACTTCATGTGGAGCACCTTCTCCGCCTCTAGAAATGTTTGCTTTAAATGACCCATCAGTTGCTGTACGTTGCATTGCTCCAACTACACGACCACCAATAACAATTACTCGCAAATCCCTTCCTTCAGAATGGGAAATATATTCTTGGATAATCATGCTAGTCTTACTATCCAGACTAGAAATTAATTCTGATAAATCTTCAAACTCTTTTGGTGTTCTGCAAAGATATACACCAGCACCATGACTGCCAGTAATAACTTTCAAGACACATGGAAATCCGACTTGTTTTTCCACCAACTCCGCTTTACATGGAAATCTAGTAAGAAGAGTTTTGGGAATAGGTAAACCTGCTTGCGCCAAGATTTGATTGGCATAAAGTTTATCCTTCGATGCCTCTATAGCAGCAGAGTTTGGAAGTGTTGTTACATTTAGTCTTTCAAACTGTCTGACAACACTGAGGTTAAAATAACCAGTACCAGACCCAGTACGAGCCAGTAGCACGTCAGGGAGAGGAACAATATCATTACGATATCGAATGGATTTGCGGTCATCTCTGGAAACGATAAGATCGATTTCGTCTGCGAAGACTAAAGAAAAATCGATACCATATTTAGTTGCTTCTTCTACAAATCTTTCTCGTTCGTAAGTTTCTGTTGTAAAGCGATTACCAAGCATCCAAAGTTTCATTTTCTATGCACATATGCAATCCCAAAAATCGGCACCATGACTAAAAGAAAGCACATGATACCGAGGGTATATGGATTATTTAGTGTCCAAGCAGCAATGTGTCCCATTAGAATAAAGAAATTAAAAACAGAAAAATGCCAAACATACACATGAAGAATAGTATACCTAATTGAACGATCTCAGGTTCCATAGTCTCCTAAAGTAAACGTCTACTTCATTCAATCCCTCTAGTGGAGCAGGCATTGTTTGTTCTGCCCAACCAGTGCAGAAATCGAGCATGTCTGCTGTAACTTTATCAACACCATACATCCTAGAGAACGATGATGCTGCAAAATGAAACCTCTGTCTAGTGTGCGGTGCCATTTCCCTTATAGTGTTCGGATTCATAGTAGTGCCCCTTCTTAGAACCGAAATAGATTGTAGTTAAAACAAAAGGCACCGCCACAATTAGCAGTGCCCGTCCAAGTAAGTGTTCCATTATCCAAAGTATATTACGGAAAGAGTGAAGACAAGAAAAATAATAATAGTAAATGACATCAAACCTATACCCGCCCAGATGACCCAATTGGGCATAGGTTCATTATTGTGATTATGGGTCTTCGTCATTCTTGAGTAATTCCTCAACTCTACGGCGCATGTTTTCTATGTCCCGTTTTATATAGCGTTGCGAATACCCATGATGCTGTCTTATTATCATGGTTCCCTGATAAAACATAGTTGCTGCAAATACTAGCAGCAAAACTATGCCGATTACTTCAGCGTGATGTCCATCCATGGAAGTAAAGGTGGTATAACTCCAACAAGTCTTAAGAGACCCTCCGCAAAAAGAGCAAGAACAACCCAACCGACGCACACAGAAATAATGCTAGCGTTACGGTTGTGGCGTCGAATTGCTGCATCGATCATCTCCTGTACACGTTCTTCAGTCAGTCTTTCTGGGGGTTCAATTCCTTTACCCCATTTCTTAGTAAAGTTAATCTTGGGGATGGTCATTTTCCAGTTGCTCCAGACGTTTCGCCCATGTTATACCAGATGTCGAACCTTTGCATGGATTTATGCAAGTTTCGTCACCAAGTTTATTGCAAACCAATCCAGCAAGGTCATGAGGATCGCCCTCTTTACCAGTACCAGACCAGTAATGTTGTCCGTTTAACCAAAGAGCTCCACACTTTGGACATTCCTTCCTGTCAATAGACAGGTCAGACATTTCTTTATCGTTTGCCATAAGTTTGATAGTGCTTGATGATGCTTGTTCTTGGTATGTTCAGTTCCTTTTCTAACTTTCTTCTAATGAAGAATCCTCTGAACAAAACCCATTGCCAACGCAACTCCAAGTCCGTATATGCAATCAATTTCATTGTGTTATCAACGCCAGCATATGCAACTAGTACAATGAAAATAGCAACAGTTAAGTAAAATGAGACCATTAGAGTATCACATTGATACAACAAGTATAGTACTATTTACCCAAAAATAGTGTTACACTATGTTAAAATGTGATAAGAATCCAATATAACCCATATAAATTCTCCTTCTTGCAACGACTTTCAGAGAATCTTAAGATATTACAAATAATTGCGTTATGTTAACGTTGCTCTAACCAGTTCAACACTGCTAGTGCTGCTTTGTTGGTGTTGGGGGAGGCACACTCAAGAGTGTAGATATCACTCACCGTTCCCAACGAACTTCTACCAATCTGTAGTGATGCCTTGTCGTCAAGATCAATCAGATTAGCACCACCACCAACAGTAAAACCTGAGAGAATAACTACACCACCACTAACAGCAGTCGCAGTAGTATTCACCTGAGTAATCGCATCTGGGTTTGGATGGTCTATCCAAGTGCCACCAGTAAGAGTTGGATTTTCTACCAGTCTCCAGAATACATTCGTATTATCGTTTGTTGCTACCTGTAGAGACCTTGGTAATACAATACCAGCAAGGTCGGTAGGTTTGAGACGCAAACTTAAAACAGGATAGAATGTATTTGCTACTGGCAGTGTAGTGCCAGAGATGGAGTTGGAATAACTAACAAGTGTGCCAAGTTTCTCTGGCTCTCCTTCTTGGGTGAGAGAGTTAGAACCTTGATAGATGTAATGAGTTCCAGCAGCACCAGTTACATTCTCTAACTCAACACGAATAGGAAGGAACGGAGTGGAGCACCAAACTTGATTTTGACTGTTTGCGATATTAAACTTATGAATAGTATGAGTTTCACCGTCAATAGTATAACTGAAGACTACTTGACCAGCACCATACCATTCATACTCAATATTGATCATCTGAATGGCAGCAGGATCAGCAGTAATCTGACTAGGACCATTGCCATCTAACTTATCACCATTCCAGTTGTCTCTAGTAACTCTGGTTTCTACTACACTACCAGATGCTTTACTGCGAAGAACGACTGCATAGGTGCCACCATCATCCTCAAAGAACGCACCATTATTTTCGTCATAGACACCAAATCTTCTGCGAACTCCTACTACTGGAGTCTCCAAACGAATAGCAAAGGATATTAGTGATGTTCTACCAGGAATATAACGCATTACATTTCTGGTCTGTCTGATGACCTTATCTCCAGCAGTGCTACCAACTGACATCACGATGTTGGAAGCACTGGGATTGTGAACAGCAGAAGCAGTGCCCGTAGTTGCTTCATCCCAGACATCAGATTCCTTACCATACTGGAATGTATTAAAGAATGATGTTTGGTATGGGGATGTTTTTAATCTATTCTTACCAGTAAACTGTGGTCTCCAATCAGTTTGCTCACCCCAATGGTCAGCAATATTAACTACTTCAAAAAGAGTTCTTTCTTGATTTAAGAAATCTTGGGTGTTCTTATTCCACTGTGCCATGAGTTAGAATGCTCCGTACTTATGACCCTCGCCATCGATCGTAACTTTGTTTGACTTGGTGATATTCAGTTTGCTTTTTTCTACAGGGTAGATTGCCTGAACCATTGCGCCAGGATATTCACCCTGAAGCATTTCTACCAACTCATTCTTGGTAGGAGAACCTTCCGAGACAAACTCAATGTTGTACAACTCGCCTTTATAGAGCACATCAGCAGTATAGGTTTCCCCTACCTGCTGAGGTTCTTCAGGTTGCGAGTTGATGTAGAGATTTCCGTTGAAATCTCCCGAGATGTTTACGGACTCGGATATAAATTCGTTGTAAGATTTCATCAGCAGTTCCACGCTCTAAGGGACTTGGACAGACGGTCATCGCCTGTATTATTGGAGGGTTTCTGTCTCTTACGCATACCCTTCATTCTCGCACAGAAAGAAGCACGACGAGGATTCCCTACTTTTTTGGAAGGTGCTTTAAGATCGCTTCCAGGGTTTTCTCTCTCATAAGATTTGCGTCCTTTCTCATTGAGTCCTCCTTCGGAGTTTTTTCCCGCTTTCTTTGTCCAGGCTGCTCCTTCATTTGTTTCCTCCATACTTTCGCAGGTGCAAGAACCTTTAGCACCAGGAGTTGTGCCAGGAACACGACGGCAACCTTTCCAACACTTCAGTGCTTTCTCCTGAAACTCTTGGAAAGATATTCCTTCCGACTTGTTTCCCCAGTTTGCAGCACCTTTCTCACGACACTTTACAAGTGCTCCAGATGCATATGCACTTGGCCAAACTTTATAACGACTCTTGACTTTCTTATAGCAAGCATCCTTTTCGCCCGCTTCCTCTTTAGTTACATATCCTGCAGCAGCATCCATGTTATGCTCGGTATCAGTAATCTTTGCTTGCATCCAAGCAGGAAGATTCTTTTCTTTTTTACCGAGTTTCTTCTTCAGTGCCTTAACATCTTTCTCAACGCTACTCAGTTGAGATTGTGCCATTGACACTTCATGGTCTTTCTCCTCTTTCTTGATTGCCTTAGCAATCTTATGTGCTTTCTTGATAGTGGACTTTTCAAGAGGAGGAGTATCGCCAGTAAGTTCCTGTGCCTTTGCCATACCAATAGCATAGGGATTGCGTGCTTCGCTCTTGATACCAGCAACTTTGTCAACTACACGACCGATTGCTTTACCAATCCTGTCACGCTTACGCTCTTTGGGTTTGGGTGCAGGTGTAGATTTCTTACCCTGACGCTTTGCATAATCCATGTAGGACTCACCAGGACGCAGTTTTTTAGGGTCTGGTTTCGATGAAGATGATGACCTGCTTGCTCTATCTTCACGAGCACGAGCCTTATTACCTTGACCGCTGATTTGGCGGTCTTTGTCAGGGTCTGGATGCCAGTAATCGCCTGCCTCTCTGATAGTTTCTTCAGTTGCCACGTTTTTCGCTCTGCCTCGTCTATCTGGATTTGGGTCCTGGCGATTCTTTCTACGGAATGCCTTTTCCTCTTCATCACTATTTAGTGCTGCTGCCATTTTTGAAGAACCGCACTTTGGTTTGGTTGTTTGTCCTGGTTGTTTTGCACAGGGTTTTCCTGCATATTTGCCACCCAGTTGAACCCAACCAGGGGTGCCATCAGAAGAGCGACTCTTGCTAAACCAGTCACGCAAAGAAGAATCACCACTTTTGTTCGCTTCTCCGAAAATTTCATTGTAAGTAGGTGGCATTTTTTGCATTTCTCCCATTGCCATTTTATTGGCAGTCTTGTGCATTACTTCTTTAGCACGAGTACCATAGAGTTTGTCCCACCTAATACGACCTTTTTGCATACCCCTAATATAATTTTTAGCGGTACGATTGATTGCAGGTGGAATATCTGATTTGAATCCCCCAGACATATTATCCGCCCACTACTTGTACTTCCTCAACAGTAATAGCATTAGTTGAACCAACAACAAACTTAACGCAACGCTTGACTACTGCCTGAGGACCGCTGTAAGCGTATGTATAATCTCCTGCTGGGTCAGCACCAGTAGAATCAATATCCGTTGTGATTGTACTTCCTGTAATGGCAGTAATCTTCTTGCCAGCAGTACCAGCAGATAAAAATGCCGTATCAATTGCAGGTGAAGTGCTATTATCTTCTACAGCAATATAATCCCCAACAGAAAATGGATGAGTATTACTAAACTCATTCAAATGATGCCCTAAAGAATAAACTGTAGTTGCAGAATCAGTTGCTTTTACAACAGTTGCTTGACCAGATTTACCACCTTTAACAATCAAAGGTTGGTTCTGAATCAGAGTAATGGCGGGACCATCGTTAATACTAACCGTTTGATTTCCTGCAATACAAATAATACGATAGACACCACTTTGAACTACTTGGTATTCAGTTTGACCACCATTAATGGAATTGGTGCTTAATACGTTCAGAACGGTCATTTTAGTACAACTTAAGATTCTTCTGTTTTATTTATCTCCTTTTGGTGTTTCAACATTTTTTGGAGGTCCGCAGTACTGCCAATAAACATCGTGTTATTAACAGTAGACGGCGATGACTTTTTTTCATCTGCATCTAGTTCTTTCATTTTCTTTTGTAGGTCGATGAGTTTGTCTGCTACATCTCCGACGTTTTTAATAAGTTGACCTGCAACTTCATAAGCACGAGGATGATCTGACGCTCGTGCCACATCAAGTATGCCATCGACTGCTTCTTGCCCCTTCATAACTAGGTTATGTAGTTGAGCACGAGTTGTTTCATAATCCTGCCTTACATCCTCAGTTTCAGATTTTTTCAACTGAGGTTTTTCATTAACATGTTTTTGTATTTCGGCAGGTTCTGTGCCAAATACATCATTAAGACCATCAAACGTGCTCATGTCTTACTCCTATGTCATATACAATTGAATACCTTTCCCCTGGTGTTGGGGGAACAAAGTGCAATAAATTTGCAGGAAATATTACTAACATTCCAGTTTCTGCATGTACTTGATGATACGCACTATTAAATTCATCATATGTTTCAGATACTAAAATTGGAATATGAGATAATAATGCATCAGTAAATGGTGATTGAAAATGCAATCTAGAATCTTCTGATGCTTTGGGGTAATAAACGGCAGATAAAAAACTATCCCTGTGAACGTGTGGGATACAGATATCACAATTTAAATTATGATTTCCCCAAATTCTTTTTGGAAAACACGTCACCTTTATATTTGGATTGACGAGCATAGAATCGGTAATCTTTTGAGACTGTTCTAATACTGTATCCGTCAATAGTTTTAAGTGTGGATTACTTAAACTCATATCTCGTTCTCTATGAATCCTATTATTTGGATTTGTGGAGAAATATCTCACTTGTTCACAGAGGGTCTCATTATCAAGTCCATTGATTTTGAACCTACTGATTCCAATACTAAAAATTATTTCACTAAACATAATTTACTCAAGTAATAGGTTCATCTACTCCACTTACAGGATTTCGTTTCTGATTATCAGTAAAGTCTTCATCGACAATACCAAATCCAAAATCATCATCAGCATCAGCATCAATTGGGTCTGGTTGAATAGTATAACGTACTTCTCTTGGTGCAGTAGAAGTATTTGTATCGGTATAGTAATCGGTGATAACTTTCTTGATGACCTTGCTGTCGGTAACAGGACCGTACAGATATGTTTTTACAGTAAATTGTAAAGTGTAGATGATTGCTCTACGAGTAGAAAAATCTCCCTCATATTCATCTTCATAATCAACACTGTTTAAAACTACAGGAACATCCTTAGTTTCATTAACATCTGGCAGTAACTTTACTGGAAGATTGTAATGGGGTTGGAAATAAGGAAGAATTTGCTCAAGAACTTGAAGACCATCTTCTTGAGTTTTAGAAATGATTGCTAATTCAAATGAGAGATTATATGGTACGGGCATGAAGACATTTTTATTTTCATCTCCATCTTTAGCAATTTTAATCTTCTGAGTAGGTGACACCTTTCTGGAAGAATCATATGAGATTCCATTAATCTCAAACGAAATTCTAGGTAGAGTAATCTGAACCCTTTTGTTTGTGGGGTCAGGATTCTGGTCCAAACGTGCCAAAAACTTTTGCTTTGGACCATACGCAAGAGGCACTTTCATGACCTCATCGGTACGACGCAGTTCAATATTATTGAACAGTGTGCCAAATGCTACGACTGTTTTTCTAAAAATCTCGTGATATGAATAAGTGCCTAACATCAGATTGTAGTATCAGTAGTGGACCCAATGCTACCGAAAGGATTGCCTTCGGTAAAGTCGATAATATCGTCATCCTCAGTCTCAAAAGAATAATTCTGATCGATTGTATCGGCAGTATTTGTATTATTTAGAGTGTTATAAGACTCGGGACTCCACTTAGCACCAGAAGAAAGACCAGTGATTACTTCCGCTGTATTGAAAGTTCCTGTTCTGTTGATGACTTGGAGCTCCCTTGTAGAAGCATTCCAGGACTTGACTTCTGCTCTATTATCTTTTGGTGAGTAGTCGATTGTGACTGTTGGAGCACTAGTGTAACCAGTACCACGAGATGTAACAGTAATGCCAGTGACGATGCCAGCAGAACTAACTGTTGCGGTCGCAGTTGCACCACTTCCTCCCCCTCCTTCAATCGTTACACTTGGAACCAAAATAGTGTTGTAATATTCACCACCATCAGTAACTGTAATAGTATCAACTTCATCGCCACTCAATGCCGCAGTCGCTCTAGCCAAGTAGAGATCGCCAACGATTTCTTCACCTACTGTAAAATCTCCAGTCCCGCCTGGATCCATAATGAGTTTAATAGCATTGGCGAATGCAGTTTCGACAGCATCGATTTCTGCAACACCAGTGTCGATTTGCTCGTCGCTGTATTCGAAGAGTTCGCATTGACATTCCCAGACATATCCTTTACCTAACTGATAGAATGGACGTTCTGCTTCAACGAACTTAATTTCAAACAAATGTTTGGTAGCAGGAAACCAGATAAGGTCACCCTCATTTGGACGACCCTCAACATTCAATACTGCATTATCATCTACTTTTTCTTCAAACTTTTTGCGAGAGAAAACAAATGTGGTTTTATCCTCAATACGAACACCAAACTTACTTAAAAGTTCTCCTTGTCCTTCCCATCCATCTACATTATTAACGTATGCTCTAACAGCAAGTGCTTGTTCAAACTTACTAGACTCAACTTCATTTAAAATAGTGTCACGATTGATATAGATTCTAGGAAGATAGTAAATGTCCTGACCATAAAGTTCAATGCTCTCTACAATCAAGTTTTCTATAAAAGTCTGTTCCTGTGCAGACCCATTAAGATTTAGTCGGCAACTACTTGTGTAATCCGACTGAATACAATTGTTTGGAGGATCGTTTCTGTAAGTCATATCAACCGATTAAATCCATTGGGGGAAGTTCGTAATCTTTGCGAATTTGCTCTTCAAGGTCTTTCTTGAATTGACTTGCATCTTCAAGAATGCGACGACCATTCAAGGTTACACCACCTAACATTTGAACGCCATCATACTTACTTAAGTTGCGACCCCACTGTTGCTGGAAGAGTGCCTCAACATAATCCTTCAACCAAGCATCATTATACATATCTGTGTATGTTTCGGGGTCTTGACGCATAACAACTTCAACAACGATGTAATCACCAGATTGAAGTTCATTCCAGTCAAAGTCAAGATATAATCTTCTTTGAAACTCATTGAACCTCACTCTACGATTTTGAGAAGAGTTTGTTACCCAATCAAGTGTTTCAAGATACTGAGAGGTCATAAAGTAATGAAGAATCTGTCCATGTGTCATGGAGTAGATATCATTCAAGAAAATCTGATACTTGATATTAAAAATATTTCCAGGAACAATACTAGACGCACCGATAGCACTGTAAACATGATTGACTGCTAATACTCCAGGTGGAAGGGAAACATATTCATTTCCCTCATACCAAGCAGTCGCACCTATTTGAGTGGTAGATTTTGCAGCAGTTTTAATTGCATCAGTTACTTCAATCTTGATAAATGCCTTATAACTTCCGTTGTAGGCAAACTCTTGAAAGTAGTCGATGGCTTCTTCGATTAAGTCATCCAGTTGCTCATCGCACACGTTGATGTCGATAGCAGGATAACCTAATCTGCGAAGAGCATAGTTTTTTAGCTCTGTCTTAGAGGCGGGTCTAGTTGCGGACATTTAGTTTACCAAGTAGCGAGAACGGATCTTTTCCAAGTGTTT